TGCCACTCTTTTGAATCACAATACATATAAGGGATTTTAAGAGATTCAAGAATAAGAACCTCTGCCTCCAATGTTCTCATTGCAGACATACTGGTTTTAAACATACCGGGATTGATGAGAGGGCGCTCCAGTACTGCAAACCTTTTATTGACTTCAGTATTGTCCATCAAGAATCGCCTGAACTCATGAAACAATATACGGCTTATACCGGCTTTTTTCTTGGTATAGGATTGCTCTTTTTTAATCGGAGTCTTTATGAACTGAGAACCATGTGGCCCAATTATCCCAATTGTTCCAGAAGTCCCATTGTCAATTCCGATGTGGTAATCATGACTCATAATCTTCCAACCTCTGATTGTGAATAGTGGTATTGATATGGTCGGAAATACTGTTCAATCCGATATATAATAAAAAGTCCATTTCGTGCTCTGTCAGTGACCGTCTGAGGACGTTTATCACATCTTCGGTACTCTTGTACTGATCGAGAATAAACGTGGCCCAGACCTTCTGTAAATGCATGAAATCAACATCCAGCACTTTGGCAAGTTCTATGGCGTTTTCAATCATGAGTATTTCCTTTTCCTGTTAGATTGGACAGCCTCTTCCTCAGATTCCCATTTATCGATTGTACGGCGTTCCATTTCTTCATACATTTTATCATCATCTTCAATTAGAGCAATTAAAGAATCCCGGTCTATACCAACACCAAAATACTCATCTGCTTTGGCTTTTAAGTCTGGTGTTTTCTCTATGTAATCCTCCACCCATTCTCTGGATAGATTCTTTTTACCAGTATCTTCTTTTTTGGCTTCTCTGATTTCTTCATATACGCCAATTTCTTTGATCCAAGCCTGAATATTTTTCCAGGTTTTATCAACACCAGATTGATCCCAGGGAATATTTTTTGCAGCTTTCAGGAGCTTGCCATCTTTGCCTCTGAGATCATAAAGATAATCTAAGCAGCTTCCAATATTATCAATACCATAATCGAAATAAATAGAGAAATAGCATTCCCGGTAAGGTCTTGGTGTTTTGCTCTTTTCTGTAACTGCTTTCACAACCACACCTACAGTCTTTGCACCAATGATGTCATCCCCGACTTTTCTACCACCCTTTTTTATCTTGATTGATGTATATAACCAAAGACAAGTATGGGCATAAAAATCCATTGCCTTTCCACCAGCCCTGTATAGTTTCTTTCCGAACATTCCGGCATTAAGATTTTCTCGTACTTGAGAAACTATAATAAGAAGGACTTTTTTCTTTGATAATTTACCAGCCTTTGTTCTGAAATATTGTTTTGAAAGGTGAGAAGCAGTTCCAGTATTATATGAACCAGCTCCATCTTTACCTTTTCCAGTTGCTGCCATCTTTTCGAATTCTTTTTCCTGCTTTTCTTTATCTGCATCGGAAAGGCCATCAAGTGAATCCTCAACATAAATACCTCTTTGATTTACAGAGCGTATTTCCTTTAAAAATAGAGAGGTATTTCCATCAAACTCTTCAACAGTATCCGAAGTTTGACTAAAGCTATTATCATGATTTTTTAGATCCGTGCCATACAATTTCTTTGTATTGAATGTATCACCTTCTTCAGCATCATCATAATTCCACTTTAAATGTTTTTTATATTTATAGAAATTGGCTGCTACAATCTCCCAGGAAAGAAATGTTTTTCCAGAGGATTTATCACCAACAATATTTACCATTTTACCATACGGGAATCCAAGTCCCAATCCACCACCCACAGCGAGGTCCAACAACAGACAGCCAGTTGGTGCATAGTTTTTGGCTGCCTTATACTCTTCATAGGAAACTTTTGACATAATCTAAATCCTTTTTGTTTTTCAATAAAATAGTCCCATAGATTTTCACTGTGGCTATACTGTATTTCATTATGTAATAATTAACCTTAGAATAAGAAACAGAAGCATTGTGGGCGATTGCTGCAACTCTCAATGGAGAAGACAGCGCACCCACAAGCCTCTTTATTTTGTCTGGATCTAAACCGGAGCGGATGGATAATTCTCGGGAATTGTAAAGGTCATACTTATGAGCAATATATTTAATACTCGATTCTGATCTTTTGATTCCTTTTGCTGATAACAGCTTTACCACATCCGTCGCATTCATCTATTCCTCCGATGCTTCCATACAGTCGTCCCAGTCATCACACCGGTTACAATCTTTTTTGAATTTGTCACAGTCATCACCGAAGACATGTCCATAAGGGCAGGCGTTTTCTTCATCGTCGTCCTCATCTTCATCATCTTCCTCTACCTTCTTTTTCTTAGAAGATTTGGATGGCTTCGATTCTTTCTTGGAGGCTTTTTTCGAAGACTTTTTTGGCTCCTCGTCCTCGTCCTCGTCCTCATCGTCGTCCTCATCTTCATCCTCTACTTTCTTTTTCTTTTTGGAGGCAGGTGTTCTCTTAGGCTTTTTGGACTTTTTAGGAGGCTCATCTTCTTCCTCTTCTTCATCGTCCTCATCTTCATCCTCTTCAGATTCAGCCTTTCGTTTTGATGCAGCTTTTCTGGATGATTTTCGTTTGGGCTTTTCGTCCTCATCTTCATCATCTTCATCATCTTCATCATCTTCATCATCTTCCACATGCTTTTTCTTGGAAGATTTTTTAGAAGATTTCTTAGGCTTTTCCTCGTCCTCATCGTCAGAATCTTCACCGTTATACAGTGACATGATCTCTTCTGGATTCAGCAGCACAAGGCACTTATCGAAGGAAATAGCATCATCAATGAGCGAGTCATCCAACTCCTCTTCACGTTCCAGGAAATCAAAAGATTTGTACTTCGGAGTTTCATACTGCCCATTCTTATCGATAGACATTCGAAATTTGATAATAGACCCTTCTTCCAGATCGGCGAAAGGGATAATATCATTTCCATCGGAGCAGTCATTTGCCTCCTCGATCAATTCTTTTTCAAAGAGGAAGTGAGAAACGTCAAATACCTCAAGCTCATCAGCAATCTCACCTTTGACTACAGGCAGCACATTGTATGTGGCTCTTCTGCTGGCATAGAACTCTTTGGCAGCCTCTTTGTCACCATCATTATACAGAGCGTTTCCCATATCACAGAGTGGACAAGGTTTTCCGTATGTCTTTTTCGGACAAAGGATGTCTGCATTTTCAGCACCCATATATCTATGGACAAATACATCCATCAGATAGTCCAGGTCTCCAATTTCTGCTTTCCCAGATTTTACAAGTGGATGATTTTTCGAGGTAATTTCATAGGGTACAATTACCAGCTTGTTTAGCTTCTCTTTTGGTTTGAAATACTTTACATCCGTATAACCGGCACCTTTGAAATCATAGATTCCTTTCTTTGAGGCACCACCTTTATCCTTATCTTTGTATGATTCGGAATATCTGGTTTTGCTTAACTTTCTTCTACTCTTTTTTCCCATATTAGTCCTCCTTGGACTGCCTCTTTTTGAGGTTTTTTCTTTGATCATCTGATCCTATATCGGCTCTTGATTGTGTTGTCATGGATCCATCCGCAGAAAGTGTATAATATTCCTTTGTATACAGATCCTTAAGGTTATTTAATGAGGATCTTTTTATCTGAATTGTTTCCTCATTTGCTTTGGCTTTATTATACAGTTTTTCCTCTCTGGCATAGTCTTCTTTTGCCACAGAGACATCACCATCCATATCCACAAGAGCTTCAATGGACTTTTCTGAAAGCTTCATAGGTTTATCAGTTGCAGAATCGACAGGAATGGAATATTTACCAGTCCTGATTTGAATCTGTACACGAGCTTTCACATTTTCCAGTTTGGATTTTGCGTTGTCTCGTTCCTCTTTTGCCTCAGCAGCTTTCCTCCCCCAATACTGATAAATATTTGGCAGATTTCCACACTCCTCTTCCAGCTTAAATCTGTTAATTCTCTTATCCAGGGTAATCTTTCTTTCGACTGCCATACACACCTACTTCACAGCTTTCAGAGGTGCTTTTTTCTTTGGTGCTGCTTTCGGTTTGATTTCTACAGGATCACCATATGAGCTGTAGATGATATTATCGAAGATTTCAATAAAATCATCCTTCTCAGATAGAAAGCAGTTTTCCGAATCAGGAATATGCCATCCATTAAAGCCAAGTGTACCACCAGATTCCAGGTACATTTCATAACCCATAACCTTCTGTTTCTTCTTCAGCTCTTCAAAAGATTCATCCTCTTTTAAATCTCTGATAATTGCAGCAAGGCCACTTTTCTGGAACTTGTAGAATCTTCCATCAGTTCCTACAAAGGCGAAAACCTCACCTTCATCCTTTACAAACCCAATAACGGGCACGAATTTACCATTTTTCAAGCCAATCTGGTATTCGGTTGGTTTGGGTAATTCTTTCTTTTCTTCTTTGTTATCCATTTGGGTAACTCCTTCATAATATTATAGAAATTTCAGAGAGGTTTAATCTTCTGAATTTATAGACTGGAAAGTGGCAAGAGTAATTCCGGGAAATCCACTGGAATATTGATAATCACAGAAGCACTCCAAAACCCATGCAGCATTTCCACTACCAGATTTCAATAGAACAGACTGGGCATAGCCCATAACCATCCTTCTGATCTCTTCTGGATCTTTTTTCTCCTTAAATGAGAGAAGCATATTGGCAAGTTTCTTCCAACTTGGATTTCTTGAGAACAGAATCCTACAAAATTCGAAAACTTCTGGATCATCTGTAAGAATTATATTCTCCAGTTTGATCATCATTGCAGTTTCATCCTCTAAATCGAGTACAGAACCCAACATCATAAGGGCAGTTCCGGGAGATCCTATACAGTTCTCGGAGATATAGGTCAAAACATCACCTGAGACCTCTGTATCTTCTCGTTTACAGATCCTTCTCATATACTTGTACAATTCTTTCGGTTTGCAGCCAGTTAGCTTAACGGGCTCTAATCGACGTTTCAGAGCTTTTCCTTCATCACCTTTGAAAAGTTTGGCAGGATCTGTAGTCAGAAAGAAAAAATACACATGTTCCGGTGGTTCTTCTGTTGGTTTTAAGAATGCTCTTTTGGCATCTGGGGTCAATCCGTGGGCTTCATCGATAATGAACACTTGAGTGCTACCAAGAGAATACCGCATTTTCTCTATTATTTGCCGTGTTGTATCGATTCCACGATTATCACCAGTATTCAGCTCTTTTGTGGTCAATTTTGTTGCACCGACATACCGAGCAGCAATCCTACCAAGTGTAGTTTTTCCACAACCAGCAGGACCTTGAATTACAAAGGCATGCTTTCCATCTTCTTTATCGAGATTCAATTGGAATGCTGCAAGCTCAGAAATATTACCGATTACATCATCGAAATCCTCTGGTCGGTATTTCAAATCAAGAGACATACTTAACTCCAGTATTTCCGATTCTGTTTGCATTTTCTCTGGCTTCTGCATTTGCTTTCCGTCGAGCTTTTTTAGTATGAATTGTTTTCGGCTGATCTCTTTTGGCCTGTCCATTTTCATCGATATGATGGGCTGGTCTTGTCATTGTGAGAAAATGATTGGCTCCACATTTCTTGCAGCGGGTTTGTCCTTTTATTCCTGTAAGAATCCTAATATTATCCATATCAAGTTTACCTTTACAGCCATCCCTTTTACAGGCATCGACAGCTTTTTTCTTCCTCTTTACTTTAGGTGTATTTTTACTTTTATCACCTTCAACAGGATCAGCTGGTTTTGTCTTTTCATCTGTCATTTATTACTCCCGTAAATATTATTAAGTGCCTGTACCTGATTTTCGGTAACATGGCTATTGTTATCTATATTGGCCTGAATGCCCATAACTGTATCCTCTGCAAAGTTCAAGGACTCATCGTCCAGGATCTCATCAGCCAGGTCCAGATAGGATTCCCAATTGCATTTGTTGCACATTCTTTTCCTCCTTTTTAAATTCCGGATATTGTGTTGGAAAACAAACAAAACAGCACTTATATGGTGAATCTTTTATATAGGTTCTGACACCATTTTGGTACTGTATATATTTTGAAAAACTGAAATAGAAAGATCCTTTTGGAATTGGTGTTGTACAATAGGTGCAGATATGCTCCTTATTACATCTTTCAATGAATTTCACATTTTTAACCAATTTAGGGCCTTTGGTACTCATGATTTACTCCTTCATAATATTATAGAAAAAAGACAGTGGTTAAATGAACCCACGGCCTTTCATCGTATTCCATGTGCCATCGATTTCAGTACTTTCTTTTTCGAGTTTCAGAGGAAGAGTAATCCAGTCCCAATGTTCCCTTACTTTCTCAGTACCCCACTTTTTCACGATAGCATCAATACCACTTTCATCTGCTGGATGAATATCACCCACAGCAGCATCATGGATCTGACCGATTATCCTCGAATTATTATAGTTGGCTTTCACTTCTGGATAGATATTTGTAAGGCTCCAGAGTAAAACATGGAAAGCGGATCCTTGTATTTGCGTATTTGTAATTTGAGTAAATGAAGCAGGCCCATAATATCTGAACCCAGTGTATAAATCGACATATCCCTTTTTAAGATAATCATGCCAAGTTTTCTGCTTCCACTCTTTATATACAGGAAATCTTTCATCCCAGAAAATACGATATACGTCCTCCATATGAGCATAGAAATCCCGATACTTTTTAATACCTTTATCTTTCAAATCAAGTTTTCTTTCTGGTGTCGTATGCTCCCATAATGCTGGTGCAATCTTGGCAACTCCAGAACCGTAGAAAGATGGAAATACAAAATCACCTTTACCATTTTGCCTTTCAGCTTTCGATACTTCATTTGGTTTACATAAATAACAATCGGCAGTGGTATCACCATGCATATCATTTTTAGGATTCTTGATATATTTAATCATATTCGGATCCTTATGATAACAGGCAGATATTGTAACCTCAACACCTTTATAGTCCCATTCAATTATCTTGTTTCCTGGACGGGGTTCTATAAGTGACATAACCCATTTTAATGCTATCAAATCTCGGGCTGGCATATTCTGAAAGTTTGGTGAATCCGAGGAACTTCTGAAAGTAACAGGAATATGAAGATTGAAAAATGGACGAATTAAACCATCCACCTGTTCTCTCTTGAATTGGGCAATATAGGTGTCCCTCATCTTCTTTAATTCTCTATATGGAATAATAGACTTTGTGAAATCCGTACCTATTCTTTCCAGTTGTTTTTTGTCAGTTGCAGAAGCCCCCTTTTTAGGTTTCTTATACTTCAGAATATCATACAGCATCCTGGATAATTGGGCATCACTATTTGGATTGAACTCTTTTGACCCTCTCCACTTATCCCATTCTGGATTATCCTTAACCTTGTTGTAGGCTCTGTCAATTTTACGGGTTAAAATCTTTTCATGCTTTTCCATCTTCTCGACATTTACGCACATGCCTTCCGACTGCACCCAGGACAGAGTTTCCGCACCTTTTAAAAAGAACTTAAATCCTTTTAGAAATTTCCCTTTTAATTTTGTCTTTTGGATCTCCATAATCTTATAGCCAAAGTGAGAATCTTGACCATTGTATAAAAGCAACTTATCCAGATTGGCTTTATGGATTTTATTGAATGCATTTGTACCGTATTTCTTCATATCTGCTTTTGATGCCTTCAGATATTTATCCACAGAATCATCATAATTAAGAATTCCAAGATACACGTAAACGTAAAATTTCTCTCCAGTAGGTTTCTGACTGTTCACCACATGAGCACCAAGACAAGTATCCCATTCCCAATGCTTTGCAAACTTGCCGAATCCAGATCGTTCCTTTGTCCACATATTCTCGAAGTCCATTTTATGTGCTGCCAATCTCGTGTGCTTTGATTGCATCAATCTATACCATGCTCTGAGAAAATCCTTGTCCTCATAGAAGAAGGGAAAGGCATATCCGAATAGACCATCAGAAAATGAAGCGGTTGAAAGCTCGTGTCCTTCTGCATGTGGTTTCAATCCATCAGATTCATAATCGTGGTAGGCTATTATTCTTTTCTTGATTGCAGCATCAATCCATTTGACTGCTTCTTTCGGATCTTTTGTTGTCATAATCTCTGAGGCATAATTATGCTTATAGAATCCCTGTCCAGCTTTCTTTGCACCATTTTTCAATGCTCTTTTGAAGAAACGCAGGAGAACAGGATCAACGACATCACCACCATTTTCTCTGACTGTCTGATCCAGTAACCATTCTACAGAATAAGTCGGACAAATATACTTCTCCAATTCCTGATCAGGAATACACTCTCCGAAGAAAGCTCCCATTTTAGTACCAGTCAATCTGCCACTAATTCTGTGATGGATTAACGCCTTTATAGAGATTTCACCAAGTGTAATAATTACATCCGGATTCAATCTCTCAATTGTAGACAACAATTTGGGCCTACAGAGATCAATCTCCCTATCTGTAGGCGCCTCATACTCCTCGGTAGAGCATCGTACAGCAAACATTGACCAACAATCGACATCTAGGTCGATCTCTATTTCATCGAGTATCTTCCGAACTAATTTCCGACCAGCTTTTGAAAATACTTTTCCTCTGCTGTCTTCATATTCTCCGGGATATTCTGTAATTATCAGGATTTTCTTTTGCCCTTCTCCTACTGGCTCAATTTCGGGAGAATTGCAGGTATACTTTAATCGGCAGGCATCACATCCGATTTTATTTGCAGCAGATTTTACCTTGCCGTTTTTTGTCGGATCGATGCCAGTGCCTAGATTAAAGAAGGATTGCTTCTTTTCGCTCATTTAATGGTGGCTAACATTAAGGTGAATTTATCTTTTGTGAATACGATAAAATAATTTCCACCATTTTCTGTAATGTAGAAATCAAAAGATTTATTGACAGCCTCAATTAAAAAGCCAGCATCACCGGAGGTAGTCAATTCCTTTTTGATATTTAATTTTTTAGCCCAAGGTATAATCTCTTCAACAGATCCAGAATCCTTATGTGAAGAAATAACCAGGTCATCTTCTGTAAATGTCATATTGACAACAGAGAATCCGTTAAGGTCTTCTGATAGAACAGATACACGGTCAATTACCTCTTTGAATTCGGCAGGCAATTTTCCAACTGGATCTTTCTTCTTTTTCTCCAGATCCATTTTCTTCTCAACCAACCCAGCATATGGGTACAATGAAGCGTCATTGGTCTTGCAAGAAAAGACAGAATTATCTTTTCCTTTGAAATGTACCCATCCTTCATTTACTGATATTTTCTTCAATTCGGAAGAAACTTTTACCAACTCTGCTGCTGTGGAATCATCGATCCAGAAAGTGTCATATTTACTGTCCAGGGTATATGTGGCAATTCTGATTTCATCTGTTGAATAGAGTGAATCACCATTTACATAGATGCCTCTGATTGGAGAATTGGAAGAATTGAGTTTACACAATCTAATAGCCGGAATTAGAGAATCACCGATTTTCCGCCACTTGAGATTTCCGACATCAAGATTATTCATATAATCCAATATCTGAGATTCAACCAGTTTAATTGTTGCTCTGACTGTACCACATTTAATAATCAGGTTTTCTTTCTTCTGAATTAAGGTAAATTCATCTTCTTTCAATTTCGTTAAAAGATTAAAGAATTCCTTCGACTTCACAGCGCCGACAATTCCCGTATTTACAGGAACAGAAACGGCGATAGAATCATTGTAGGAAAAGATTCCGTCTTCAGTGAATTCAAATGTATCCGCCCCCTCCAGAATCGATGCTCCAGACTCCACACCTGGCATTACTTTGGAAAGGTTTTCAATCATTTCCTTTCTGTTTATTTTCATAAGTATCTCCTTTTTGTAGGTACATTTCATGTGGTATATCTTTGATGAAGAAGAAGGACAATAACCTATTCTTAATCGGGATATACAATTTGTTTTTCTTTGAATCATTCATGGCTTCAAAGTTGCCAGCAAAATATAATTTCATAATGAGAACCCCATCCTTTTCTGCTTCTGAAATGCCCATGGATATTTAGGTATGTATCTTTCTACATCTTCAAAATATTCAATATTGGCTAGGTCTCTATGCAGATAATGATTTACCAGACCCTCCTCAATTATTACCTCTTTTCCATCAGCATCAAATTCCGACTTCCCAAGAGTAAACCCTTTATCCTGTATATACTCATCAACATACTTTTTCAATGCTGGGCCTACACCATTATTATAGTTAAACTTATCTGGTTTACTCGGTCGCGATGAGAAGTTTATTTTTAATGGAGTGATGCCATGATCATATTTTCCCTTTCTTTTCACTGGTAAGAATATACAACCAAATCGAGAAGTCAGTGTCCAGCTTGTAGAATCGGCAGAATACCAAGGATATCTGATCATAATATTTAAAGCAGTTACACCAAATCCGTGTGTTCTGACTTTCGGCATACCTTTTTTATCACAGACATAATCACCATAGACAGTATCAAGCCATTTAATCTTCTGTCCTGTTGTTTTGTCGTTTGCAGGAGAGATACCAATATAATCCGTACATTCTGCAAACATTCTTTCCAGATATGAATAATCATCACCCATATGGAATACATGAATCAATTTCTCATGTGGTATATTTTTCGAAAGCATATAATCATAGTTTTCAAAACCTTTATCACAGGCTTTTTCGGCTTCTGCTTTTGTTGGCGTTCTACCCCACTCTCCAGGAATGACATCGAGATTGACGATATAATCAATGTACCGTTTATGTCGTTTATAGAAGTGGATATACTCATCTAGGTCTATTTCCGTTTTCTTTGTCCAGGCAGAAAATGCTCCGGAATCTAATATCATACCCATCAGAAACCATCCCCTATATGTACTGTTGAGGCAATCCCACCTCTGACATTTGCAACTAATTCTAATTTCATAGAAAGTGGATTAACCTGACTTCGAATATCATAATATATTTTACTTGCCAGATGCTCATGAGAAATCGGTAAATGATAATAATCCATATAATAGAACTTCAACGATTTCAGCTCCGGGATTATCTTATTTGGAACAATTGTTATTTTTACACTATAGATATCCGGGAAAAAAGTAACAGGACAAAGTGCTACAAGTTCTGGATATTCATACACCACAGATTCTTGTAAACCTACATAGGGAATCAATACCAATTTTCTATGAGGTAATTCCACTTCATAGGCTCCTTTAATTCTGTTTTTGTAAAGCTCAGAATCAGCACTATCCATTTTATCTAATGATTGCCAGTTCTTAATTTCTGACATTGTTATTTTAGGTTCCATTTTCTATCTCCTAATTTTTATGTACATATCGAGTGCAGCAGCATTTACCACGCCAACATATCCATGTTTTATCAATTCGAGAATTAGCGGAATATGTGATTTAATTTTGAAATGCCTAAACCATGTTTCCAATCTCATCAATTTCCGGGTGGATTCCTCAAGGTCAAAGTCATCTGTATAATAACACTTTGCACCTCTCTCCTCCATATTATATTGCAGCATATTCCAGCCCCTGCCATACATCTTATTCATCAATGCCGCTTTATCCTTAGAATCATAATGGACGATTCTGAGTAATTCGAAATCACAGGAAAATGGACTGTATTTATGAATATCGCAATAACCGTTTTCCTTATTCACATAACGGCAATGATGGCTTTCGTGGTCTGTCTGCGGATCTGACAATAGTTTGAATTTCTTATTATTAAAGTGGACTATTCTTTTTGCCAAATCCACATTGTGAATGCTTTCTTTCTCGCTGGGTAAATAATCTAATGAAAAGCGAGAACAGCAACCACCACAGAACTCCACACAATGATCCTTCTTATAGAAAGATTTTGATATGATGAGTTCCTTTGGTGGTGTATAATCTTTCCCA